GCATAAGTTGATAATTCATTTCCCAGTCAATAATCTCTTTGAAGGGAAAGACAGTGCGAGCAAGACGACGCAAATACCCTGTGCTAAAGAGCATAGAGTCTGTGCAGCGGAATACCCATTGGTGCGGGGGCGCAAACGCCTTCGTGGGCGCATAGTAGGAGGGTGGGGCGCCAGGTGCACGTGTCCCCACTCCTTCTCCCAGACTCAGATAATCCCAGGGCCGGCCCTCAGTGTCCTTGAGAAGATCCCAAAGGCGTGGGACGAAATCTTCTCGGAGCCAGATATCTGATTCGAGAAACATGATTAGGCCATCATCCTTGTTTACTGTACTGTTTATGACAGCCGTGCCGAAGTTGATGCCGAGGCTGATTTCTCCTCGTGTAAGATTGGCCCCCTTGAAGGAGAAGGTGGGAATACCTCTCTCCATATAGGGATTGTATGCTGCAAAGATTTGTTCTACCGTCAGATCCGAGCCCCAGGTTGGTGCCCAGATCCGAATGCGGTTAGCAGGTATGCCACGAGACAAAAGGTGCGGAATAAGACGGTCGCAGCGCTCCTTTTCTTTTATGGGATGACAGAGGACATAGATGGCTTTTATTGCGTCCGGCCAAGCGTGTAAAGGCATTAAGAAGATATACACAACGTAGTTTAGGTGTAATGCTGTATGGTGGTGTAAAATATCATAAGGTGCGCCAAGCTGCGTACTGTAGGCTCTGTAAGGAGACGATTGAATCTAAGGACCTACACGACTACAAGGTGTGTTCGTGTGGGGCCATAGGGATTGATTACGACCGGTTTATCGGTACCGAGTGGGAAGACAGACGCGTCTTTTGCGCCGAGGTGCGTGGAAAGAAGATTTGGCTACCTCCTAGGCCTGGATCTCCTCAGTAAACCTCGTCGCTAGCGGCCTAGACTTCATCTAGGCCTGGAGGTTATCAGGCCGCAGCTTCGCTGCGGAGTCCATCTCCCGAGTGATGACGCGCATGATAATCTGAATCTGGTGATTCATGTTGATGAGGCGACCAGCCGAGGGAATCAGCCCCGCGCGCACCGTATAGGCCGCGGCGGAAGCAAAGCTTCCAGTAATGTTCGCAATGGAGCCTACAACCATCGTGGTACTGCTATAGCTTACAATAACTCCTGTGAAACTATTTGTCGTTGTAGCACCGGTGACAAGCACCTGCATTCCCGCCGTATAGGCGAGGCCAGAAGAAAGTCCGGTGAGTGTAACAGTGCTTCCTGCAACCGGCGTAATCGTGATACTTCCAGAAGCATTAGCAAACGTCGCAAGCGTGGCGACATAGTTCGTGACCCAGGGATTAATCGTGGTGAGCCCCAGTGTAGGATCCTGGAAACTATTCCGTATAATGATAGAGTTCGCATATCCTGCGCCATTCGGGCCATCCGTGTATCCAGCCAGGCCACCCGTGCTCTGGCCAATGGCAGACACGAGGATACCCTGGGGCTGCGTCAAATAGTTGATGAGATCCGGTACTCCTGCATAGGTCAGAAGCGCCGTGTTGAAGTTCACCGCCTTGAGTACAATGCGGTCGCCCTGGCTCACCAGGAACTGACTGAAGTACGTAGAGGTCTGGAGCCAAATCCACTCAAACGTCGCAGCACCCGTTGCCTTGTAGTTGGTACTGGACGATCCATTACTCGGCATGAGCACCATCGAGACGGTCAGGGAATCACTGCTCGTGCTTACGAGCGTTCCATCGGGCCGCTGAATTTCAAAGGTGAGTCTCTGGAGGGTCGCCAGCGGAGTAGGGTAATACACCTTCTGGCACTTGAGGAACTTGGGAATCATGCGCGCGTAGCCCCGGTTCGCCGCATTGGAATCAGATGTCCAGTACGCGTCATAGGAAATCGCAGCAAACGCATTATTCATGCCGTCATTCGTACCATAGCCATTTACATTCAGCTCGGGAATGCGCACCTGGAGGTAGGGAAAGGAGAAGACGCTTGTATTAAGCCCAGGCGTGGGCACACCGGCCGCACCTGTCATCAGCACATCAAAGCTCTCGGTGGGCATAATCGCCTTTACAAACTCAATGCGCACAATATTCTTGAACTTTACATTCGTGGCTGCATTGTATCCGAAGCCCGAGCGATTATTCGCGGGGTCAAAGCCTACCGAGAAGTTGTAGCGATTCTCTGCCGTGTTAGTTACCCAGTCGCGATCAGCACTGTACACATAGAGGTTGTGCTCGATCTCCTTGTACGCCACGATATCATCTTGCGCCTTCAGAACATCCTGCGGCAGTACGGGGCGGGTAGCGGTGCGGTCAGGCAGCGCCGTCGTAGGATTTCCGTAGGGAATCCGTGTGGGGAGTGTCGCCGCATCTCCAAGGAGCAGGCGACGAGGATCCGGGAGATTTGGCAGTTCCGCCCGTCCAGCGTTGTTCCCAGCTACGCGCTCGGCCTCCCGCATAATCAGGGTGAGCTGGTCCCTCTGACGAGAAGCCTCCGAGCTAGTCCGGAAATCAGCATCAGAATCAATGAAGCGGCCCATCGGGGAGCTCGCAGTCACGGTCTCCTGGATCTGAACTGGAGTACTGCGTGTGACAATCTCGGTATCACGGGCTGCCTCGGCCTCCCGCTGCTTCCGAATCTCCTCAAACTGCGAGAGGGGTGTCGGGCCCGCCTCGTCGAGAGAAATGCGAAAATCGGGAGGAGGGGGCGGGCCGGCCCGCCGATCCTGGCGCTCATTCTGAATCTGGTCAAAGCGGGAGTTGACATCAACGCGCAGTCCAGTCGAATCTGTCGTATCATCGGCCTCCGAAACCGGTCCAGCATTTCTGCGCAGATATCCCATATAGTCGGGGACCACGGACGTCAGCACCTCCTTATTGAGCTTCTGAAGTGGCGCCCCGGAGTTCTTTGCATACACCTCTGTCATATAGTGTTTGACCGTCTTGTTCAGGCGCTCCTTCTGCTTTTCCGTAAGATCCCCGCCAATACGGCGCTGGAAATCGACATTGAGCAGCCGCTCCATCATGACCTCATTCTGTTTAGCAAAGAACTGCGACTGGGTAGATGTACCAGGTCGTATATCTGTCATGCCTATCTAACTAAGAGACCGGACCTTTTTTTAAGGTCCCCCGCGCAGTTATGTCGAAAAAATCCAGTCGAGCAAATCGAGCATATCGGCGTCCTTTGGTTTGCGACGAGTGATTTGGAGAAACTCATCTCCTTCCAGCATACGAATAATCATATAAATACAATACATCCCGCATTCCGTATTGCTGTATTGAAGGCGGCGCCCATTCGACAGTAGCTTCATTGTCGGGTCCTGGACGGCCAGCCATTTCATAAAGGTTTCCACCTGGGGCGGGGGCTTCATTCCATACGAGTCAAAGTAATAGCACGTGTGTCCGGCGAGGTCAATGTAGTTCGCAACCCAGTGGCTCCCGGACTTGTAGTGCGGGTCGAGATTATACACGATTCCAATCGACTTTGTCCCATTCTTGAGCGCCTCTTGGACACGAATCTCGCAGATTTCATTCATCAGGCACTTCTTTTCACCATTGGGCTTCTTAGTATAGGGGTCGGCCGCAGCGAAATCAATAGGAAAGGGTCCCATGAACTCGAACTCTTTGACGCCATTCTTGGTCCTTGCCTCTTCATATTGATTCATTACATCTGCAATATTATTCGTATCGAGCCACATGTCCGGGTCCTGTGTCCACTCCTTTGGCGCCGCTGGCCGCAGATATTTCTTGCCGAGCGCACTCTTTTCGTGCTGGGAAAGAGGAAGCGCCTCCAGAAAACTTCGCTCGCCCCCGGGCTTCTTACTGCTAATCTTAGATTCAATCATTGCGCGCAGGGCCGAGTAGTCCAGAGAAGCATTTGCATCAAGATGAAGCTTCGCGGCCGCCTTCTGTAGGATACTCATCGGTAGACATCCTTGACCAGGAGGGATGCTGCCGAGGGACGGATGGCATTGAGATGGCCCCGGGCCTGGCTGGGTCACTTTACGACTAAAGAGCTTCTTTTTACCTCGTCGGCGAGTTCGTCGTTGTTTTCCTCCCATGGAGGTGGACATTCTAATTAAAGTATGGTAATAGTTTACGGTACTTCTGAAGCTCTTTTCGTACCACGGTCCTTTTCACGAAAGAGTTGACGGTATACAGATAACCTT